GTTGACCTTAATAAGGTCGCTGCGGATCCCTTCGTGGCCGGCAACAGCAATGCTGTTTCGATGTCGACTTACGTCGTGATCGATGCCCCTAAGCAGGGGTTCAGCGCTGCCGAGCAGGTTGCCGCGGTTGCTTCGCTTGCGAAGCTCCTCACGGCTTCCACGAACGCTCAGCTTACTAAGCTTGTCGGTGGTGAGAACTAAGTTCTCCCTAAGACTCGTTTAGTAGCTAGGCGGTTTTCTGATGAGTGATCTAATTTTGATCATTCTGGGTGGATCAGTCGCACTTAGTGCGGTTTCGTTGATGGTGGTTAATTCTGCCATCAACGGACGATCTCGCGATTCGCGAGGCCGACACTGATCTAGCATTATATGGCAAAGGAAGACCTACCCCCAATATGAATGGAGGGGCCTTGAAAAGCCTTATAATACTCGCAGAGTCAGTCCTCAATGATATTGAGGACTGGTGCGGCACTAGTACCTCTCTTGATCTGAAAACAGTCAAGAGACGTGTCAAAGAAGAAGGTGTGTCGTTTCTAACGATCACACTTGCAAACTTTGGAAAAGACTTCCAAAAAAGTCTCGACCAAGGTTTTGTAGATCGCAACCTATTTCACGGTTTTTCGTGGACAGGTGGTCTCCCCCGATTTCTCGGAGGTTTCCTCGATCTGGTCTTTGACCGGAATAGTGGACGTTTACTCTTTGAACCGTCGATTGTAGCTATCCGAGCCATACGTCAATTCACATTGATGTGGGCAAAGATCTTGCTTGATTGCTCTGACGAGCGTATCAAGGCTGCTTTCGACGAGTACATTGAGACTGAACAATCAGTTAAGGAAGCCGATAGTCGTCTCACAAGCGAACAGCTTGAAGACTTCCGTCGTATTGCTTCTTTGGTATTTCGTGATGTTTTCTCTTCCATAGATCGCGAGATCTACGAGGGAAACATCATCCCAAAGCATGGTCCAGGAACAACTCAGGATCGAACGATTGGTAATCGTAAGTTCCTTTGGAGTACTTGGACCGACCGTCTGGAATATTTATTCCCCGCGCGAGAATTTCTTAGCACGCGGTTCGGTCTCGCTAACAGCGAATGCATTAACTGGTTGGAGCCTGGCCAGGAACCACCCGTTAGGGTGATTACTGTGCCTAAAACGTTGAAAACACCTCGAATTATTGCAATCGAGCCTGTACACATGCAATATGTGCAACAAGGCCTTCTCGAACAATTCGTGGAAAAGATTCATGAGGATGACATCTCAGGATCTTTCATCCGCTTTAATGATCAGACGCCTAATCAGCGTGCTGCATTAAAGGGTTCCCTTGATGGGAGCCTTGCTACACTTGATTTAAGTGCAGCCTCGGACCGTGTTTCCAATCAGCTTGTGCGAACCATGCTTGGATTTTGGCCTCATCTTTTTGAGGCTGTTGATTCGACAAGGTCACGTAAGGCTGACGTAAATGGCAATGTCATTAGACTAGCCAAATTCGCGTCGATGGGTTCTGCCCTTTGCTTCCCCGTAGAGTCAATGGTATTTATTACCGTTGCTCTCTATGGAGTTGAAAAAGGACTTAAACGCCGCTTGACCAGGAAGGACCTTAAGGCCCTTACTGGTTCGGTACGCACTTTCGGAGACGATATTATCGTTCCCGTAAAGTTTGTGCATGACGTCGTCGATGCACTTTCGACTTTTGGGTTGAAAGTGAATGTCGGCAAGTCTTACTGGACCGGAAGGTTCCGTGAGTCTTGCGGTAAGGATTACTACGCTGGGTTTGACGTTACACCTGTCAAACTTCGTCGTGGAATCCCTACACGTCGTCAGCATGCTGAGGAGATCGTTTCGCTTAGTTCTTTTAGAAATCAGGCTTATAAGCTTGACCTCTATAGGACAGCGGACGTCTGCGACCGGATTCTGGAATCGTTGATTCCATATCCGGCCGTAGGCGAGAACTCCCCGGTTGTTGGTAAGCACGTTGATCCCTCATCTATTGATGTGGGACGCATGTGCGTCAATCTTCAGCGCCCTCTTGTCAAGGGAGTTAAAGTTGACGTCACCATTGGGAGAGATCCCCTTGATGACGTACCAGCTCTCCTCAAGTTTTTCTTGAAGAGGGGACCTTCCCCACTCTCAAGTGATCACTTGGAGCGTGCAGGTCGTGCCCGTTCGATTCGCATCAAAACGGGTTGGTTCTCGGCTCTATGAGCTGAGAAGGCGGTTAACCGCTGGCCGGAGATAGATAATTCTATCCTCGGGGGGCTAATTGCCCCCGGAGATGGACTTTCATCTTAATCTTTTTAGATTTTAGATGCAGTGCATCTCCG